GATTCTTTGAGATTCAACGTGATCGATGAAACCCTTTCCCCAGTTTTCTGCTACACAGTATTGATATGTTTTTGCCATAGTTTTCTCCTTTTATTAATCTGTTAAAGTTTTTACCACATTTGATGGATTATTCCACTCTTCAGTATCTGTAACAACTGGACTTCCACCTGCTTTCCAAGCAGATGAAGTTGTTCCTGCAGCCGCCAAAGCATTTTTTGCAACATTTACATCTGCAACTTCAGTCCAAGATGCTCCATTCCATGATTCTGTATTAGCAACTGCAGTGGTTGTATAACCTGATGCTAATAAAGCTGCTGTTGCTAAACCTAAACTTCCATCTCCATATCTTGCAGTATTTAGATCGTTTACTTCTGTCCAATTCGTTCCATTCCAATTTTCAGTTGCTCCAGTTACAGGGGGAGTATTTCCACCAAAACATAATGCAGATGTATTCCCTGTTCCTGCTCCTCCATTTACATTCCTTGCTGTGTTTAAATCATTAACTTCTGCCCAAGCACTTCCATTCCAAGATTCTGTTTTAGCAGTTCTTCCAGGTGCCTCTCCACCAAAATATAAAGCGTTTGTGCTATCTGCTGCTGCAGCTGCACCTTTTCTTGTAGCTACATTTAAATCTGCAATCTCTGTCCAACTCGTTCCATTATAAGTTTCAACTAAAGCTGAAGTAATAGGAGGTGATGCAACTCTACCTCCAATCATTATTGAAGATGATTGAGTACCACCACCTCTTACTTCAAATCTTGCTGTATTTACATCATTAACTTCAGTCCAAGAACTTCCATTATAAGATTCATTTAAAGCTGAATTTCCTGGTGTACCACCATCATTACCAGCAACAAATAAACCAGCTGTTTGAGTTCCAGTTCCCATTGCGGCATATCTACCAGTATTTAAAGCACCACCAGTTGACCACGCACCAATTGGCTGGCCTGGGCCTATCCATTCTTCGGTTGCTGCTGTATCAGAAGGACTAGCAGAAGTACGACCTCCAAAACCTAATGCATTTGTATTATTACTTCCTTTAGTACCACCCAATGCTCGTCTAGCTGTACTCATATCTGTTGTTTCTGTCCAAGAAGTTCCATCCCAAAGTTCTGTTTTACCTGTATATGGAGAAGCATCTCCGCCATAAGCTAATGCTGAAGTTTGTATTCCAGAAACTGCTAATAATCTTCTTGCAGTATTCATATCATTAACTTCTGTCCAGTTTGTTCCATTAAAAGTTTCTGTTGCTCCTGTAAGTGGTGGTGTTCCACCAGCAACTATAGCTACTGTTGTAGTTCCAGATCCTCCTAATCCATTCCTTGCAGTATTTAAATCATTAACTTCTGTCCAGTTTGTTCCATTAAAAGTTTCTGTTGCTCCTGTTTCTCCAGGAACTGATGGAGCATTTCCTCCTGCTCCCCAACTAGCAGTTGATATACCACCACCAGCTAAGTCTAATCTAGCAGTATTCATATCATTAACTTCTGTCCAGTTTGTTCCATTAAAAGTTTCTGTTGCTCCTGTAGATCCAGGTGCAACAGGGGCTGATGTTGTTCCTCCAAATGCTACTGCTGCAGTTTGTGTTCCAGAACCTGCTAACCCTATTCTAGCTGTGTTTAAATTATTTACTTCAGTCCAAGAAGAACCATTATATAGTTCTGTGTTACCAGTATAGTTATTACTTGGATCTCCTCCACCAAAAGCTAAAGCTGCGGTATAAGTTCCTGCTCCCCCTAATCTAAGTCTTGCATCATTTAAACTACCACCCGTAGACCACGAACCAGCTGCTGTTACATTTAGATATTGATATTTGAAATCTTTGTTAGTGCTATCGTACCATAGCTCACCGTCCACGGCGCCTGGGTAATTACCAGCGTAGTTGACAACCGAAGTTCCAACTGTTTCCTTATAAGTAGCCATGATTATTTATTCTTTAACAACCAACCCTGAGTTCCATCCGTATAAACCAAAGTATTTGCTGCTCTTTCTACTGAAACTGTTAATGGATCTGTTGATCCTAAAATTTTTTCTGTACCATTTTGATCAATGGTAAGTGCGTTTGTATCAAACGTTCCTGCATAGTCTATGAAAGCAATCTCATCACCGATACTTCCTGCAGGTAAATCCATTTCTATTGCATTACTTGTAGTATTAATAAAATAACCCTCACCGGCTACTGCTGTAAATGTAGCAGAAGTCTTAACTGCTTGCCATGCTATACCACCAGAATTATCTACAAAAGATAATTGGCCTGAACCGTTGGTAGTTAAAATTTGATCTGCTGAACCATCTGCTGCGGGTAAAGTTAAATTGTCTAATGTTATTTTTCCACTTCCTTTAGGTAAGATAGATACACCTATGTTAGTATCTCCACCAGACGCTGTAAAAGTAGGGTTGTTACCAGTAGATGCGTTATTGTAAGTTAATTCGTTTACTGCTGAACCTGTTGCAGTTAGTTTAAATAATTCGTTTCCACTCGTATCTAAAATTGAAGTGCCTATTTTAGGTGATGTTAAAGTTTTGTTTGTTAAAGTTTGAGTGCCAGTTTCTGTTACTGTGCCTGCTGTAGATAAAGGTATTTCAATAACTCCAGTGTTAGTTGCAACACCATCAAGATATATAGCTTTATATCCTTTGTCAGTTGCTCCAAAAGTAACTGTAGCTCCTGAACCTGATACTGCTTTTAATTGTACTGTATATGCACCTGATGTGCTGTTTTTAATAAAATAAAAAGTTTCTGTAAGTAAAGGAAATGTTACAACTTTGTTTCCTGTAATTGCTTCTGGTGATACTGCACCAAGAATAATAACTCTATTTTGAGCAGCACCTGTTAAGGCTCCATCTTCAACTGTTAAAGCCGTAGTGTTAGCTCCTGTGCCTGCAGCATTTAAAGTTTGAATTTTAAACCCACCTAACAGTTGTTCTGCAAGGTTTAAGTTAGCGTTAGTTTTTGTTCCCCATGTACCAGCATTTTCGCCGGTTGCCATTAGCTCTAAACCGAGATTCGTATAAGTTGATGCCATTAATTATTCTCCTAAGTGTTGTATTTATATAGTCTATTAAGTTTTAAGTCAAACATGTTATGCAGAAGTTTTTCTTGTGTATCCTGTAGTATTTTTAGGCGTCTTAGTTGAGTATCCACTAACCGACGTTTTAGGTGTTTTTCTTGAGTACCCCGTACTAGTCTTAGGGGTAAGTCTTCCATAGTATTTAAGAATTAATCCTGCACCTACATCAGAAGTTGCTAGCTGTCCAGTTAATCCTACTGTCATAGGTGTAGGAATTATAGTTCCTGTTGCTGATGTAGCACTGACCCCGGTCAATGAAACTCCTATTCCAACTGTTAAAGATCCTACAGAAGATGTTGCTTGTTGACCTGTTAAAACTTGAGAAATTTGTTCTTGTAATAAACCCACAGCAGATGTTGATTGTAGTCCTGATAACTCAACAGTTAATGCATCAAGAATTATACCACCAACTGTAGCAGTTGCACTAAGACCTGTTAATCCAACAGTAGCTTGTGTTATTAAAGGTGTACCAACACTAGATGTTGCACTTTGACCTGTTAGCGCAACTACAGGACTTATAATAAAACTTAAACTACCTACAGCAGAAGTAGAACTTAAACCTGTTAAGGATGCAATTGTTTCTGGTGTAGCTGTTATTGATCCAACATTAGCTGTTGAACTTAATCCTGCCGGTTGAACTAATTTATTAAATGAATCTCCATAAGGTTCTTCACCCCAACCATTTCTACCCCAGCCAACTAAAGTTCCTGCATTATCAAAATCACCTACTTCAGATGTAGCCTGTACACCTGTTAAATCTGCAAAAGTTAAACCAACAAAAGTTGTAGAACCTACAGCTGATGTTGCACTAACCCCTGTTGGTATAACAGTTTGTGTGTCAAAAGTTGTTAAACTACCATTTGCAGAAGTTGCTGATTGACCTGAAAGTTGTACAGAATAATCTACACCCCAAGCAGAATTACCCCATTCTTGTCTACCCCAACCTTCTGTATTAAAAGCGTCTACAGCACCTACACTAGAAGTAGCAGATACACCTGTTAATGTAACATCAATAGAATCTTGACTGCCATATTCGTTTGCACCCCATGACATAAGTCCCCATGAGTTTCCGTCAACAGTATTAGCTTGTCCACCCATTCCTGAGTGATTTGTACAATAATAATAAAGAGTTGGTGCACTTTCAGCTACTACAATTTGAGTGTAGGCTCCATCATTACCTGGGCTACCATTTGTAGTTACACCAGTAGTATACTCGTCACCTCCACTATGTGTTCCATCACTAGTTGTTGAAAATCTTAAAGGATGACTACCATTTGAACTATCTGATTGATCAAATTTATATGTACCACCTTCACCTAAAAGTAAAGTAGCTTGTTGTACTCCATCAATAAAATATTTATTTCCTGAACCGGTACTGACTACCGTTACTGTAAAAGTTCTAGTAACGGACATCCGTCGTTACCTCTACGCTATTCGAATAATCGCGTTAGATGCGTCTGCTGCTGGAAATTGAATTGTAAAAGTTCCGCTTGATACAGTTTTGTCTCCACCAAAAGCAACTACTGCACAAGCTTTATCTGATTGTGTATCGTTGTAAATTAAACATCCGTTTGCTGTAAAAGAAGCAGAAGTAAAACTTACGTCTGCAAAATCACAACACGCTGTTGATCCATCTAAAGCTGGAGTAACACTTGTAATTGTTTTTCCACCAGCTGAATAAGCTGATCCTGATGTGTTAGATATTTCGTTTGATGAACTGTAAGCTGTAGTGCCTGCACCTAAAGATGCTGAACTTGTGTATAAAGCTATTTTAAAAGCGTTTCCAGATGATGCGGTAAAATTGTGAGTACCTACTAAAATTTCTTGTTTGAAACTATTACAAATTGCTGATGATATTGCCATAAATTTTTTCTCCTAATTACTGAGGCGCTGACTCGATTGGTATTCTTACTGTTCCATCCGTGTAATCGTCTCGTCTTCTTCTTCCAAGTTGCATTGCTGCAAACTTTTGTAGTTCACTTTTATATCTATTTTCATATAGTGTCAACATGTCTGTTGGACCTTTTAAGAACATAAATGCTTCTGTTAAACATGCATATAATAGACCTTGTGGAAAGTAATTACTTAAATAAGTATTAGAATTACCATCACCTCCTGAACCTAATCCTACTGGTTGAACATTATAATGAATAATATACTTGTAATTAGCGTCAGGTGTAGGTGCTATGTATATAGCTCCTGATGTAGCTGTGCTAGCTCCTGTTGTTGCACCACCAAACATTGAATAATATTTAGGTAATCCTGTTACATCTTGTGCTGCGGCCCCGCCTTCAGTTCCTGTTAATTCATCAACATATTCTGATATAAAAGTTTGATCACGTTTTTCTAACCATTGACCAGGACCTGTTGTATTAGCTGTAGAATTAAATACTTTAATACCTCTAACAAATAAAGCTTTAGTAGGCATGGTAATAGAATTAAAATCAGTTGCAAACTGTGCTTCATCTTGAACTCTGTCAGAATCCATAGGAAGATCTAAATTAATTCTGTTTTCTGCAGCCATTATAAAACCGTCTAAAATAGTTGTAGTAAATACATTACTATCAACCTCAGTGTAATCTAAGATTGCTTGTTTTAAAGTAGTGTATGTATAGTTAGATAATCCTGACATAGTTAAGCTCTATCATTTAACGGTCCAATTGTACACTGAAAACCGCCTCCTGTTTCTGAACTACCTGCTGCATTTACTAAAGGAACTGTTATAGAATTGAATTGTTGTTCTGTTGCTTGTGTTCCATCTGGTAATGTAGGACCAACTTCTACAGTAGTTGCAACGGCTGTTGCAAGATAACATCCAAAAACTTTAGCTCCATTCGGGTGACTACCGGCTGTTGTTGTTGGTGGGGTAATTCCTCTATAAGGTGCGCTGGACGTGGTACAGCCTGTTAATTGATTTACATTTTTACCTGTATATTGAATAACTTCATTTTCATATTTACCGGTTTCACTATTTACTTTTTCAATTATAAAAAAACCACTTGTTGGAAACTGTGAAGCATCGACTAAATCAATAGAAGTTACTACATCGTTTATAGCTCCATTTAATGTTGTAGATAATTCTAAAGTTGTAATAGCAACACCACCAACTATAGATTTAACTGCTTGAAATCTAACATATGATGTTCCTTCATTTATTTGATTACTTGGATATGAAACATTTAAAGTGGTGTTTGAGTTTGTTGTAAATGGATTGTTAGGTAAAATATCTTGCACTGGAAACTCAACTCTTGCAGGTCTTGCATTCATTAATCCTTGTGGATCAGCACCTACTGGATGTGGTTCTAATTGTGGTTGTTTAGCTTCAAACTCAGAGTTATGTACAAAAGCTCCATTCCATTCTTTAACCATTTCATTATATGGAAAAGCTGCTCCTGATCTATCAGAGATTGCTAATGCTCTTCTACCTTTTGCAAATCTAGCCATTATATATTTGGATAGTATGTCTTCGGAGTAATAAATGTACTAGCTGCAGAACCATCTTCAGATAATGCTCTAGCTAATTCATCCTCGTACAACAACTTCATCTCCTGTGTTCGTTGTGGTGCAAATTTCATAGATAAGTAATATGATAATCCTGAAATCATACATGGTACAAATCTAAAAGGTGTGTCTGTTGCGTTAGTATAAGCTCCTACATCTTCAATTCTTTTAACAAAATAAACGCTAAGAAAATTTGATGCAGCAGTTGAATTTGGTAATGGATAAATTGTAAGTGTAATTTTATCAATAAATCTTTGAACCCAAAATTGTGAAGGTGTTCCAAGTGATGCTTTGTTTGCTGTTGCAGCATAAGCGTCTCTTGCAACTTTAGTTAAACCTGTATCTGATTGAGAAGTTGTATTATAATTTTGTCTATAAGAAACATTTAAAATATCGGTAATCCCATAAATATTAGCAACAGGAACTGTTGTAGCTTGTGGTGAAGCTGCAGCTGCTGCTGCGCTATCTACAGCATTTCTATAAAAAGTATAAACACCAGAACCTTCATCAGTTGCATCAACATTTGTAGACGAACCAACTACTAAATTAATATTAGTATTTCCTACTTCCCAAAAATGTATTCCTCTGTTTCCCCATTCTTGAAAAAGAATGTTTAGTGATCTTCTGGCAGTTCTTAATTGATGACCTGCAGTTCCAACAAGGCCTAGACGTTCGTATGCATCTGCAATAATTTCATCGATTGAGAAGTCCTGGTCAAAACTGTAGGACTGTGAAGTAGTGTTCGCCATTGGCTACCCCTAAAAAGTTCCGATTATATATAAAAAATCTACGTTAGTAACGTCTGCGTATATTCCGTCAGAAGCATATATACCAGCTGCAGGTATTTTAAATTCATGAACTGCATTATCGC